ACCAGTATTTCCTCCAGTATTTCCAGTTGTACCAGTATTTCCTCCAGTATTTCCAGTTGTCGTATCACGACTATCAATATATTCATTTGTAGAAATTCTATATGCTGTAATATCTCCATAAGTCATAACCATATCAGCAGGATATGGGACCACAGTTAGAGATCTAGATACATCCTTGCCACAGCTATTATAAAGACGTGGTGATGTCGAAGAAGGTGTAACTGTAATAATCTTTGGTGTTACATACGTCACCTCATTTGAATACACCCATTCGTTTGTGGATACACGATAGACAGTTTTATTGTTTAAAATAGCTGAGATATCTGTTGCAAAATTTTCTCCACTATCTAAAGTACGTGAAACGGTCCCATTTCCAAGGTATGCAGTTACTGTACTTGGTATACCAACGAAAGAACCTGATGGTAATGACTGTTTATTAGTAACTTCTCCATCGCCGTTCAACTTCTTTAGCATTGCATCGATTTCATCTCTAGTATAATAATTTAATAATTGATCTTTAGTTACTATGTTATTCTTAGCAATCTGATCAGTAATATTATCAATTGCTTGTTTTAATCCATCATATTTATCAGTTGCTTCTTTTGAAATATCATTAAAGTAATTGATTGTATTTTTTACTTTTTCATCGACTTGAGAACTAAAAGGATCGCTGCCAATATTCAAATTATAAAAATCATTCGGTAAAACGTCTAAATTAAAATTGATTGTCGCAATAACTTGATCCTTATTCTTAACTTCGATTACACAGCGTTTGTATTGTCCTGCGGTTGCCATCGCCTGTGAAGATAATGCAATCACAACTCTTCCTGCTTGCCACGTGTCGCTTTGGTCTGCAGAAATTACTTTGATCTTATCTCCAGCATCTAAGCCATATAATGTTACAGATGAGTTATCCTTATCTAACTGATGAGGTTGGTTACCATCATAAAACCATAATTTCAATTGTGGACCATTTTCACCCTGTCTAAACCGCTTATTGAATGAATATGTAACTAGATCTACTTTATTTAAATCAATTTTGATATATCCATCTTTAGTGATATCAGGAGTAGCTGGCAACCAAGTATCTTGATCCAAGATATCTTTAATATTTTCGTCCATTTATTTTTCCTCCTTGTAAATAAAAAGACTGGTATCAAGTTCGTTAATAAAATCATCAACGGCTTGCCAGTCCTTATTAAATATTTCTATATATGTTTCGTTTAACTCTAATTGCTTAGGTATTTCTAGATAAATATGTTTGAACTCATCATGTATTACAAGATTCACAATTCCAGCTTCATTTAGCATGTCTACTGTATTATTCAACACTTCATTTAATAATTGATAATCATCATATGTAATGCAGTACAGTTCGACGTCATCTTTACTTCCAAAGAGCTTTTTAAATCCAAGAGTATAACTTCTATCAGTCATATATAAGCTTTGTAATAGCTTATATACTTCACTGATTCGATTGAAGATCTCGCTAAAATTGTCATCATTCGTTTTTAAGAAATCAATGTATTTTGTGCCAGTTTGAATTGTTTTCATAAAGGATCTCCTATGAACCAATATACGAAATGGTGAAATTGATAAATCCACTCGTGTTATTAGTAGCAGCCCATACTACTCCGTCTGTACCAATCGTACCTATTCCTACCATTTCGTGGAGATAAGCATTATCCATTTCTTGAACTGGGAATGATACCTTTTCAAATGGACGAGCCCATGCTGGCAAAGGCCCCATATCCATCCCTTTGTCTGTGTCAGAGGTTTGACCTGTGAACTGAAAAGTTACAACTTTGCCTTGACGGATAAGAGAACCATGTCCGCTAAACGGGGATTTAGGGTTGAACGTATAAACGTCGGTGTGTGTTGTTGCATTTTCGATTGCCGTATTCATTTCTTTGGTTGTTGAATAGTCTGAAATCTTTTTATCTATGGCGTTGTTAATTGCGTCAATAACATCATCGCGTTTCATAAACTGGGAAACATCAGGAATGCCCATCCCTGAAATCTTTTTATCTGTCTCATCTTTGGTGTAGTAACTGGTTAAATCAGGCTTTACATTAGAAATGGCTTGGGTGATTGCCGTTGTCATATCTTTCTTGGTTGGATAGTCACTAAAATCAACTTTTGAAATTGACTCAATGAGTTTATCAACGTCAGTCTTCGTGTAATATGCCGAAAGGTCAACTTTAGGGATTTTGGCAATCAATTCATCAACTTGCTCTTTGTCGTAGTAATCCGTCAGGTCGACGCTACTACCGTTATCTATTAAAGCCATAACTTCCTCCTTCGTATAATAATCTTTTAAGGAATCCTTGATTGAATCGGAAAGCAATTGTTTAATCTCTTCCTTAGTAAAATAATCAGTGAGATCGACATTATTACTAGTGTTTTTAATCAGACTATTTATAAACTCTGTCAATCCTTCAACAGAGTCATCATCAGCGTGAGTTTTTGCATAGGCTCGATTTCCTTCGAAATCAGAGAGCTGCATTATTTTTGTCATTTTACCTCACCTACTTCCCATAACTTATTACTTTGATTATTTCCATTTGAATTATTCGTAATGTTACTAATCTTAGAATCAATTAAATTAGTAATTGTGTTTTTGGTACTATTTTCAAGATCAAAGTAAGTCTGAACCGTATTGTTAAAAGTAATTTGCTTGACCTGCTCAAAGTTGAGTAAGGCCTTTTTTATTCCCACAACTGTAACATTAGTATCTAAGTTCAAAGGTTGAACTTTTAACAGAACACTTTCACCTTTAAAAAAATCATCGTCTCCATAATAGGTAGAAGTTAATGTGATCGCTGGTTCAGATTTCATCTGCGATAATGCTGATTTCTTAGCATCATCAGCGTTCTGTGATTTGTCATCATTGATATCTTCTCCAGCTTTTTCTCCGAAACGAGCAATAGAATCCTCATCTCGCACTTCAAATGGTGGGAAAATATACTCTGGTTTACTTTCTGTAGTATCAGAATCGTTTTTCTTTGTGTCATCAGATTTAGTTGTTGAGTCATCCGAACTATTATCTGAAGTGTCAGTTTTAGTGGCTTCTTTTTGACTTGGATATACCATTGCAATGTTTTGTAACTCCGTAGTATCCGCAGATAATTTAACATCTGATGTATCGTGATAGTAATGAATTACTCTACCGTTATCCTTTTTAAATTCAGATTCAGACCATATATCAATATGCCGATTATCAAATGTATAAACCGACCCTTTCCATGAATCAGTAATTTTACTCAGCACATCTTTTAAGGAACATTTACCCATATTGTCAAATTGAACTGGCTGAAAATCTCCATGAATTTCATAGGTGAATCCACCGGTCTTTTGACCATTCTTAGTGACATAATCAAATAATCCTTTAGGTGTAAATCCAAATGAACCGTCCATGCTTTCATTGGTTCGAACATAGGTGCATTCATAACCAATATGTGTAGCTTTAACATCTATAGTATGTGTTGAACCTGATAGTGTTGGTTCAGATGTTTTAATCACGAATTCTTGACCATCTGCGATTATATGATTCTCGTTAGTAAGTAGGTTAAAAGCTAGCGAATGATCATCAAAAGCTGTAAATGACAATTCATAGTTGCTATTTTTTTCCCAATCAATGATAAAAGTTTCAGGTTCGATACAATTATTCAGTAATTCTTCATACTTACCGGTACGTTCTTTAACTATTATTTTTTCAGTCATTAGAAATATAAAAACGGAAAACTAAATGTTATATCTGGATTGTCTAACCCAGATACAGTGAAATGATTATTTCCCTTGACCAGACTGATTGTTCCGTGGTCAGTGTCAATGCCACAAGAAGTATCATCTAAAAATGGATTGATACCATTAATAGTCAGCGTTTGGCCCTCCGTTAATCCTTTCTTATAAGTAAAAGTTTCATTCGAAGTAGTATTGGTTAAAACCATATTATTTCCTGTACCGGTAATTTTAATCACTAAATCATGTCGTTGTTCTAATGGTTGAATATCAACATCGCTTGGGTTGTAAACATTAAAATCATTAGATTTAAAATGATATGAGTAATCTTTGTCTCTTGGAAGATTTAACCCTATTTGGTAATTTCCATTGAATTTAAATATCTCATCTGAATTAACAATTGATTGTCTAAAACCTGACAAATTATTAAATGTGACTGAAAAACTTTTTTCTGCATAGTCCACTCTAGTCATCGTAAACGGTTGTGGATAGCAATAAACCACCAAAGCAGGACTTACCGAACTACGTAATCTCATTACTGTACGGCTTGAAAATAGATCATAAATTTTATGTTCTAAAAGATCGAGTTCATATGCATTTCGAGCATTTATTAAAAAATCAGCTTGAACAGTTGTGGCATCGTAAGTAATGGCACCTTGTTGTATCTGACCATCAATACCTGTTGGAGTATATGTATTCATCTTGGGCTTAGGAGTGCCATTAACCAGATTTAAAAAGGCAAACTGATGATTAGCAGTAATAGCTATCTCCGGTTCGCCTTGTTTTTTTATGTATAATGTCTGCATATTAGATACTTGCATAATTAATAGCCCGCCTGAAAGTCATGCATTCTTTTTGAACCTGCCATTTGTTGTAAAAAGCTGTCCATTCCTGAACCACCGTTACCATTGCTAGAACCGATTGCAGAAAGAATGTTTTTCAATAATGAATTCTGTTCTTGTGTAGCCATTAATTGGGACTGCATCGTGTCATTTAACTCATTGTTTTGATTTTCAGTGTTGGGTGTTGACTGACCTCCATTCATATATTGATTTGCTTTAACCATTAAATCTAAAGCTCTTTGCTTTCTATTCAGTGGGATAACTACTTCAGGCCCAGCCTCGCCAACGATTGCTTTGGTTTCTGAGGAAACGAAACCACCATTTGCCATACGCCTGTGACCTTGAGGTCCAGAATGCAACCAATCAATTTTAGATACACCCCAAATACTAGTAGGTCCAATAGAACTCTGCCAATCACTGTTATTAAAGAATGCCAATAATTGATCAAATGGATTCATAATGTTTTTGTGTCCAGGCATGGCGTAATAACCGAATGTTGGTGGAGTATATTGCAAAATACCGCGGGCTTCATTACCTCCAGAGTTAACATCATGAATTTGTTGAACGATATTACGACCACCAGACTCTGACTGGATAACTGCTTGCAACATCTTAATGAACGAAGCACTCGGGCTAACTTTCATCATTGCTGCTGCCGCCATAATCATTTTAGGATCATAATTACCACCCATTGAGAAATCTAGGTTCTCTAGTTGCTTTTTAAAAGGTCCAGAAATTGATTTCAGGAATCCATTTGATAACGCATTACCGAAGTTTACATTAAATTGACTTCCTGAGAACTTAGCTTTATCAAAGAAGCTCTTCTTTAGTAGTGGCATTGGATCCTTTTTGATTTCATCTAAATGATCCAATAGGTACGACATCATATCCCCGGTTGCATCACCTTTACCATTGGCATGATGTGGAAGTAAATCAACCATGTTAAGAAATTGCTGAGACATACCATGTGGCATGATTGAAGTATCAGGACTCAAATATCTTACTTCTTCTCCACCTAACCCAACAGGATAAATACCGTGTTCTTTGTCGTGCGCTAATTCAAATCCTTCTTCACCAACAACAGCAAGTCCACCAGGAGTTCCTGAAGTACCTGTTGCATATTTTGCCAATGACAATGATTTTCCACCGAAGTCCTTAATTACAGTATTGACTCCACCAATACCCTTGTTAATTTGATCAATGACTTTAGACATTTGTTTTGAAGCAATACCAGGTAGCTGATTAAATCCACCCTTAAATGAATTAACGACTTTATTCAACCAACTCTTCCACTCGCTCATAAACGAATTTGTAAAGTTCTTCTCTCTTGACTTCAATTTGTTTGTATCACTGTTAAACGTTTTAACAATAGTAGACATATGATTCTTTAAATTACTATTTGCATTCTTCCAAACATTATTCCAACTCTTTTGGAATGTTCTATCAAAAGATTTAAGACTCTTCTCAATACTCTTAGTTGACTTGTTGAAATTAGAAGCAAATGTGTTGCTCTTGGTGGCCTTGTTTGCTGTATCAATTTGCTTCTTTAGTACAGTTCCAATATTTGTTTTATTAAGAGTTTTTGTTAATGAAGTAAAATCCTTTTCTAATTTTCCAAAGGGATTTGATTTACCATAGCTTTTAAGAAATTTATTGAGAGTGTCGAATGCTTTACCAACCTTATTAATTGGTTTTTCGAATTTAGTCCAATTTGGAGTACTCTTCTTGATACTCTTGTCCAAATCCTTAATCTGCTCAGCTAATTTATTTTTCTTGAGATTCTTACTCATTTTATTCAAGTAATCATCTAATTTACTTTTCTTAACTGTACTTTCAAGTTTTGGTAAATCCTTATTAAGAGCAGCAAAGGCATCTTTTTTGTTCATTGACTTACTAAATGAAGCGAGCGTCTTGAATGCTTTGCCAATCTTGTTGATTGGTTTAGCTAACTTATCCCAATTTTTCGTCGACCCTTTAATGTTCTTGCTAATAGCCGTCAACTCTTTGTTGGGGTTATTTTTCTTCAAGAATTTCTTGAGACCACTTAATGCCGTCTCATATTTCTTGATAGCAGGAACCATATCTTTAACATTCTTAATATCTTTTTTAGATACATGTGTGGTTGCAACTTTTTGAATAGCATCTTTTGTAGAAATTTTGGAAGATTTAGATTTTTCACGCTTATAATCCTTAATCTTCTTATCCCATTTATCAAAAATTGCTTTTTGCTTCTCAAAATTCTTGGCAGCGTCTGCATCTGCCTTCTTTTGATCAAAGTGATTTTCAAGTAAATTACCAAAGTCCGCTTTTTTATTGGTGTTGTCCATGTTTTCTTTGGCGTTCTCACGTTTCTGTTTCATGTATTTTAAGGATTTACTGTCGTAAAAGGTTCCATTTTTAAGCAAATTATTAATGCTAGGTGCTGCAAACTTACCAATCTGGTCTCCAAGTTGTGAACCAATCATTGCTCCTACAGGTCCACCCAGAACAGCTCCTATCCCGGTTCCAAGGGCTGTACCAATTGCACCACCGGTTGATTGAATGCGTTCCTTAGGATTCTTGGTATTTATTGCTTTAACAACATCAAATCCTACTTCCACGGCGCTCATACCTAAAGCAAACTTACCCATAGTAGATTTTCCCATAGCCATGATATTAGAACCCATTTGACTTGAAGAAAGTTTTGTAGAAAGTTTGTTGTTGAAACTTGTTGCGGTATTATCCGCTAAATTGCTTGCTTCAATTGGTAAGTCATTTTTTTTCAAAGATCCAGACAGTTTACTGAACAATCCAGTTATTTCGTTTAGTTTTAATGCAAAGTTGGACATTTTATTTACGGCCCATATAGCTGCAATCGACCCGCCAATTACCTCAACAGCATTCTTATGCTTTGCCAGATTAGTAACAAATTCATTCATAACATGTAAAGGATCTTTGGCTTTTTCCCCATTAGAAGAGACAAGGCCAAAAGCACCACCAATTACTTTTAATGTTCCAGCAAAAGTATTCCAAGCACCTTTAGCCAAATATCCAACGATTTTCCCTGTACTAGTTACGATTCCTTGAACATCTTCATGATGTTGACCTAAATAACCGAAAAAGGCTGCAACATTATCAGTCAAATGACCGACAGTTTTTCCAATTCCTTGAATATCTTTTTCAAATTCTTTTGAACCAGCACCTTTAGCGAGTTTATCGCCAATTTGAGTGATCGCAGGAAGAGCGTTAGAGGCGATTGTCATAGTAATAGAATCAAATGCTTGCTTTAATCTATCTAATGCGACTTTACCAGTCTTACTATTCTTTTCAGCCAACTTAGCTACATAGTTATTTTTTGATGACTCTTCGACTTTTTTATTCAACTCACCTAGCTGCTTGGCATTATCAGCTAAAATCAATCCAGCTTGTTGTCCTGTTGTACCAAAAATACTGTGAAATAAATCAACTTTACTTTGTTTACTCATTCCTCGTGTATGTTCATTGAGCAGACCGAAAATGTCAGTCATTGACTTGAGCTTTCCATCTTGTCCAACGAAATCCTTGGTACTCAATCCCATCTGACCTAAAGCATCAGAAGCACCCTTAGTTGGAGAAATAAGACTATTAATTGCTTTTCTTAATCCGGTACCGGCCTTATCTGCTTCAAGACCATTATTACTTAAGATACCCATCGCACTAGAAGTTTCACTTAAACTAAATCCTGCTTGATGAGCTGTTGATCCCACATAAGACATTCCAATTCCTAAATCAGAGAAATTGGTAGCTGTCATATCAGCGGCATATGCAAGATCATTAACCGCTGTCTTGGTATTCTTAATCATCCCTTTTGTGGAACCAGTTCTCATACCAAATGCTTCTAAAGTTTGCGAAGATACTTTTACAACGTCAGCAAAATCATCACCGGATGCAACAGAAGCTTGTAGTTCAGAGCGCATTGCTCCTAGTGCTTGTTTTGAGTCATAACCACGTTTTACAAGATCTTGATATCCTAAAGCAATTTCATTTTGAGATTTACCGTATTTCAGCGCATATTGCTGACCATCTTTTTGCATCTCAGCAACGTTTCTTGTAACTTCACTAACTTTTTCTCCACCAGTTACAAGTAAATTGCTAGTAACCTTAGTGGTATTTTGTAGTTCAGTAGCGTTTCGTGCTCCGCTTGCTAATGCGGCACCCAAAGCCGTACCCGCAAGTGTTGCAGTTAAGGCAAGATTCTTCAAATGAGAAGCTGTTTTTTTAATGGAGTCCCGAGTCATTGATAGAACTTGCTTACTTTTACCAACATTCTCTCTGAAACCAACAAAGTGTGTGCCAGCAATTCCCAATTGAGTGCCTAACTCACGATATCTTGAATTACTCCTGCCTATTTCAGTACTAAGCTCATTGACACGAGTCTGTTGCTGTGAAAATTCTTTTGACGTTGATCCACTATACTTCTTAACGTTTTGAAGTTGTTTGGATTCTTTTTCATATAACGAATTTAATTCAGTAATTCGTTTCTTGAGAGCTTCTCTTTCAGTTGAATTGGCTTTGATACTTTGGCCTTCAGCTTTGTACTTTTCGATTAGACTATCAGTGACAGATTTAGTACGTTCAAGAGCATCTTTTTGTTTCATTATTCCTTGATTGTATAAGTCTAAAACGTTCTTAGCGCGTTCTTGTTGCTGAGACATGTTGCTCATTTGTCGAGTCGCATTGTTAATTTTACTGGCCAAATCGGAATACTTTTTAGACCCTTCAGATGTGGAGGTGTCCAAAAGCTTCATTTCATCTTTAAGTCTATTGATATAATTCTTCTGGCCTTCAATGGAACGATTAAGCCCGTCAACCTTTGACTTATATGCATTTTGGTAGTCGCCATTGGCTCTCAAGACCGCTTCATTTGCTTTCCACTCTGAAGTGAGAGCACGGACTTGGTTTTTCAATGACTTGATTGAGCCTTCTGACTGAATGGTATCAATATGAATACCAGTGTTTAATTGCATATCTTTTGCCATTTATTTTCCTCCCTTCTGAAAAATTGATGCAATCCCACCCGTTCGAATGAAATCGCCTAAATTCATTTGTCCAACGTCATTATTTGGATTTTCATTTTTTCTTTTTTCACTCATAACTTCTACAAGCAAAAAATAAGGCTGGGATTCGACAGTTTCGATATCCCAACCCATGTTTTCCATTAAGCCTCGTTCAAAATCTAAGAATTCATTTAAAACCTCTGAAGGAGCCACATAATCTGACTCTTCTACTTTTTTGGGTCTGTATCATCATTAGTAATTAGATTTGAAATCTTAGCAGTAGTCGAAGCTACTTCTTCATTTGATAATTCTTCTAACTTTGTGAATTCAGCATCACTTAAATTCAAAGTTTCTTGAATGAACTCTAAACTTGCATTTATTTGATCAATAGAAATATCTGTTAGACTTGCAGTCGCATCAACAATTGCTGAATAGTTATCTTCATTGCCAAGATCTGAATCTGCTAATTCTTTGTATTCATTCATTTTTACATGTGACTGTTTTTGTGTAAGTACGTCTTTCTTTTGAAATTCCAATGCTAGTCTGAAATTCTTGACTGACTTCTTAATAATGCGTTTCTTTCCTAAAAATGTAATTGTTGCTTGTGTCTTTGACATATTCTCTCCTTATCGTCTCACGTCTATCGTCTCTGTCTTTTTTTAGTTAATCACTATTTATTTGTTGGGGTATTTGAATCAGTACTTGGTAATGTCTTTGGTGAACTTGTAGCACCACCATCAGGGTTAGTTACCTTTTGGCCAAATACATCCATTTCATACTTATCAATATCAAAATCATCATCTTCAATAGCTTCAACATATGTTTTGCCATCGTTTCTGTCTACTGCAGTAAATGTTAAATGGTCTTGCGAATAAACAGTTGTATTTGTGTTTGTCTTTGGATCAACGTTACCTAAACTAAATCTTCCTTTGAGAAGTGCGATTCTAGCCTTGGCTTTTTCATTTTGTGCATCATGTGAAATCAGTTCAAATACACAATAAGGTGCTTCTGTGTCTGATGAAATTGTTTGATATCCATCTTTTGTATCCATTCCAAGAATTTTTGCACGAACAATTTTATCCATTGTATTTGCTACAAAGGCAACTGAGATATTTCCTGTACCTTTTCCTGGAGTCTTCCAAACTTGGTCCGATCCATTGATTGGAGTTGTAGTAGGTGCAATGTTTGTGATAGATGCACTAACCGTTGAACCAAAAGTTTTGCTATCTGGTCCGATATCAAAAATATTTTCTGGTTTGATTGTTTCATCATCAATCGCGTTATAAATACCAATTCTTACTCTTTCAAAACCTGATAATGCCATATTAAATTTCCTCCGTATGTTCGTATTTCATAGTTCTACTAAAAGCTCCCGTCACCGGATCAATATCTGGATAAGAGTCTATTTGGTAGAAGTACTGTTTTTCCAATATTTGATTAATTTTGTTTTGTGTATTTTCGTCATCCGTATCACCACGATAAAAAATTTGTATTTCTATCATTTGATCTTTAGCTGTACTGATATCACTTGCACGATTTGTAAAGATATCATGTATTTCAGATACTAGGACGACTGTGTTTTCAACATCCACATATTGTTGCGGAATGTTTTGAGCAAAAAAATTGGATGAATCAATTTTTAATTCATCCGAGTTTTCTTTTAATATATCTAAAATCACATTTGAGACCATGTTAATCTCCATTTAATTGTCTATAGACTTTCGCCTCAGCTTCTAAAACATCATGCTTACTCTCTTCAATTGAATGTTCTTGAAAATGAAGTCCTGGAATGTACTTAGTACTATGAGAATTTTTACCTTTCCCACCATGAGCCATATAGCCATCATTTAAAAATCGTGCTATATAGCCAGGATTTTCTTTATCATTCTTAAATCCAACAAAAGTGGCACCATCTTCAGATTTATATCTCATTGAAATCGATTTAGACAAATCTATCTTGGTATCTCTTGAATGTTTTCCCTTATGAAGAGAATTGTTCATATTTTTTGTAAGCAGTTGTTTATAAACTTCTGCACCCGCCTTTGTCATTGCTTTCTTTTGAGTTTCAGTTGGAATTAATTTACCTAGCTCGTTGTCTAACTGTTCTAAGCCTTCAACTAAATCCAATTTTGTCATCTCTTTTCAGACTGATAAGGTCATACGCATCAGCAATATTTTCAGAATCTGGGTTATAGTCTGTTATTTGATAACTCTGATGGTCTAATACTGCGTACTTAGCACTATTTAATCCCTTTGCTTGGTGACGTACGATTACTATTACATCGAAACTATCAGGGGTTCCAAGCAATGTGACTTTTTGATTCATAGTAAGTGTATATAGACCACACCAAATGGTGTTGATAGGGGTTAATACTGGTTTGTTTGTATGCTGTGCAGTTTCTTTATTTCCTACACCACATAAGGAAAGACGTTTATTAAGACGGCTGAAATTAATTCTTTGAACCATTTACGCCACCTCGTTGCTCTAAATCAATATACTTGCCTCTAAGTTGTCCAATGATCGAATAACTGACCAAGTCGACTTCACTGACTGCGTTTCCTACAATTGCCGAACGATAAGTATAATAAGAGCTTGCAATTGCAATAACTACCATTTCAAATTGATCTTTAATGTCGGCAAGCTCATAAAATCCTGTCATAATGCCATCATCATAACCGATAGCACCAATCACATAAGATTTGGCAGCGGAAATATTTCTCTTTAAAATTTCGTCATCTTCGTCTCCATCAACACGTAAACTGAGCTTAAGCGTTTGTAATAACTTATCGTCATTCATGAAGTGACCTCCTATTCAGCCTTAATAGTTGTTTCTTTATCATTTGATGTTAAAGAAATCTCACTAGGCTTTACTGGGTGTTGGAGTTGTTGTTCCAGCCAAAGTTAATAAGAAAGCACCTTCTGAATCAGTAACTTCCGTATCAAAACGAATATTACCGGCAAGAATTTGGCCGTATGTTGGATTATCTTGCCAACGAATAGTATTTTGATTTCTGTCAAAGAATGTAATTGCACGTGGGTCACCAATCCAAGCAATGGCATCACCAGATTTTCCAAGCAATGTATCAGGAATACGAACTAGGTCTAATCCTAATAACATTTTGCCTGTTCCTTGAGCAATATTATCTTGTAGTAAGTAATGACCTTGCTTGTCTTTTAATGTATCAACGGCTTGAATAAAGCTTGAAGTAGCGACAATCTTAGGCATATAAGCTGGGTCGAGCTTTACATTGAGAATTTCTTTAATTGAGTCTGTAATGTCATCTTTTGATGAAAGTGAAACAGGTGTAGCTGTCTTCATCTTTTCAGCAATTGCTTGATTAGTAGTATTCAAGATTTGTTTTTGGATATATTGACCAATAAGACCAGCAACATCAAAGTCTGTATCATCAATCATTTCTTGAGAGATTGGCAATTGTCCACGATATGTAGCTACCTTATAATCGATTGACTTGAAAGTTGGATTGGCTAGTGTTGGATTTTGTTCCAATTCTTCAACAGTATGGAATACGGCATCAACTTTATCCTGTACTGGATATGTTCCAGAAGCAGTTGTTACTGAGGTATTTTGTACAAATTGTCTCAAATCATATTGAGTTTGCACTGGTTGTTTAGGATCATAAACAATATCCTTTGGAACAATAACTTCATTACCGACTTCCTTGACACCATCACGTTTTTCACCACGTGAATGAACATAGGCGTTTAGTGCTGAACGTACTTCTTCTTGTGGCTTAACAGTGATCTTGTTTCTTACTTCTTTATTTTGAAATGTCTTTTCTGGCATTGATCTTTTATCCTCTTTCTTTTTATCACCTTCATCAGATGATTTATCTTCATCCTCTGAATCTTTCTTATCATCATCGTTATTCTTAGTAATCATGCTCTTAGCACGTTCGATTTCTTTGGAATTTTCAAAATCTTTAGTAAGGCTTCTGATCTCTTCCATTTTTTTATCTTTTTCTTCTTGTGGTGCATCGCTTCTGATGAATTTTTCTGCTTCATCAATTTTTGTTTGAATTTCTTTAATATCCATATAATTTACTCCTTAATTTGATGAGTTCTAATTCAGAACCCAATGATTTAATTTCTTGTTGCTTAAATTTATCTAAAGAACGTTTTGATACAGTAGTTTCTTGATAGGCAGGCATTGGTGTAATAGACAATTCAAATAGATCATCAATCTCAGTAATGTGTCTAATAGCGGTGTCAGAAGTAGTATTTTGCCAGCTGTCATTTCTAATGGTGAATCCAAATGAGCAACCTTTTAAATTACCGTTTCTAACATTTTCTGAAACATCATTACCAAGCGTCGTATCAGGAATTTGGGCATTAAAAAACAGCCCTCTATCATCTACTTGAAGTGATAAAGTGCTGCTATCCGTTCTTGCTAAAATGTTGTCCCAATTGTGGTTATAAAGTAATTGAACCTTACTTAAATCAACACCATCTAATGCTGACCTATCAACATATTCAATAAATCCGCCTAAGTCTTCACTTGGTTGGTCAAATATAATTGCATAACCTGATAAATTATTACCATTACTCTCGGCACGCTTTTCAAGCTTAAAATCACTATTATTGGCTACTCTAATTTCCTTGATTTTGTTCACTATCATCACCACCCTTCTCCGTTACCGTTGTCTTTGTCACAACGGGTGGTAAAGGATTATCAGTTTCATTCATTGCCTCTACCGTCAATAAATCTGAATTGCTCTTAAGTAAAATATTTTGAGCGAGTTCCGAACTTATAACACCGTTCTTTACAAGATTGGATACTCTATTTTCCACTTGTTGGCCATCAATGTCAGATACTTGGTTAATATCGTAATCAATATTTCCGTTAAGTTTTAAACTGAGCTCAGATTGAACACCCCTTATATATCTACCGATAGTTTGTGAGTACTGAATAGCAACTTGTTCAATATTTGAATGTTCACTTTCTGTACCTAAATAATCTTGGGGAACTCCATATACTTTGGCAATCTGATCACCAGTCCAATCTGTAGAAGAAAGAAGCTTAGATATATCCTTATTAATTTCTAAAGATTGGTAATCTTCCAAAGCATCTAAAACGATTGTATGTCCGTTTTTAGATGTCTCTTCAAATTTATTCCTTACACTATTTCTAATTTTAGGGTTGCTTAAATCTCCACGGTTTAGTTTCAAAATACCCGATATATTAAGACCATTTTTCATCGCGTCTAAAGCTAGTCCCTTATTAGCATCTTGTAATTGAAGTTCCTTAGATAAAGCACTCAAGGGGGAGATTCCAACTAATCCCCCGTCAATACTCATGGTCTTCAAATGAATGATCTGTGAACTGGGAACATTATTCATATCTGGTTCTTGAGTATCAGGAAATGTTAAATCATAAGTTAAGTTCTCACCATCACCCGACTTGTAAATATTAACTTGAGATGGTTTCAGATACTCTAGATGGTCACTTCTGTTAGATTTATCACCCCAAATGTAGGCATAAGAATTTCCTGTTAGAAGCATTTGTGCATACATTGATCGCCAAAAAGCAAAGCTATTAGTTAAATGACTGGGATTAGTTAATACTTTTTTAGTAAAGCTATTATCCGTTTGAAAATGTACACTCGCCATATCTTCAGAAAGCTTATTTACAACCGCAAATACATCTGAGTATTTCAATGCTTTAGTAGCTGACACATAACCAGAGTTAAATACTAGCTGACCATTTCTCAATGAATAACCTAATTCATAATCTCCACTCCCCAACATCTGGTAAGGCTTACTTGTGGGTCTTAATGATCTGAATAACATGTGCTCACTTCCTTTCTACCGTTATTAAAATCATTTTTGGGGTTTATTTAATATGTAAGTGACTACGAACAAGCTACCAGCCACAACATAATTACCAATTAGACTTCCAAAATGATAAGAATTTACATCGATAATCACTAAAGCCAATAAAAAAAGCACGGTGTCTATGTTTGATAGAAACCAATGCTTCAAATTATTTAATATTTTCTTCATGTTGTTCTCCTAAAAACCAAAATCATCCGATTCCAAATAATCCTGGATTGCTTGGTCACTATATTTGCTAAGTGGATCATCACGGTCACGCATATCATTAAAGTAATACATTGCCTGATACATTGCGTCGATCAAAGCATCAACCACATCAATTTTCATTGATTGTTTTGATTTACCAATCTCCATACCAGCCTTATTTTCACCAACTTCCGCATTCAGAAGGGCCTTTTTCATGATCTCATCATCTAAATGTGTCACATTTCTGTGGAAAAAACTATCTTGAATATATTTGATAGATTCAGAAAGGTTATAACTAGTTTGTCTCAAAGGTTCAATCGGCCAATCAGTCTCATCATTTAGTGTTTGAATAAAATTATTAGTTCTCAATGCATCATAACCAAAGAACTTAACATTTAAATCCCTCTCTTGAACGTAATTAAGTAACCAATTGTATACTTGATCAAGATTAATTAGTCCACGCTCATTATTAGTGATTGTAGCGAACCCTAAATCTGCAAACTTTCGATATTCAATGCCATCAGATTTTTCTTTAGCCTCAATGGAACCAAGTAATTTCCAAGGAACAAAGGAATGTTGTTCAATGTGAAATAGGTTTTGTCCATTCGACCGATATGGATATATAAAGGCAAGAGCTGTGTTATCTGAAGTTAAACTGGCATCAAATCCAATATATACATCTCTACCATTAATATCAAAATCATCAATAGTAGTTGAATCCCAATCTTCATTATCAATGTATGAATTAACCTTATGATCCAGCCAAATATTTAAATTTTTGTTTGCAAAACTAAATTCTTGCGAGTTGATACGTTTAATGTCTAATTCTCGCTGCAAACCAGAAATAAGCCCATCATGTTTATCTGGTAAATCCAGCAATGGATTACTCTTTACCCAGGTTTCAGGTTTATTGATTTCATCTTCACTATCCTGAGACCAAATAAGGGCCAATTGATGGTCGCCTTCTCGCTTATCATCCTGTTCCATAGCACGAATAACAACGTCTTCTTCTTGTTTGAAGGGAACAGTCGAGTCGGGGTAAGCAGTAGAAATTTGAATAAATTGAGAATTAGGTGTGTTAATTTGACCAGAAGTAATTTTGTCGGTTACCACGCTATGATTAGTTTCGCCAGCCTCATCGAATATAGCTGATAAGAAGTGATAACTATCAAACTTGCCTGACTCAGCAGACAATTGTAATAATCGATTATTCGTATTTCTTTGAATAACCCGATTAAACTGTACGTCCATGTCAGTTTTCTTCTTATATTCTTTAAATACTGGATTAGTAGTGGTCAATTGATTCATCATGGTTGAAATATAACCGTAGATTTTTTTGGCTTGCTCGGTAATGTTACTTGTAACCATTAGGTCTTGGTTATTCTTTCCGCTGGCCTCGATTAAATATGCATAACAAGCAATTATCGCACAAAGATAGGTTTTTCCTTGTGCTCTAGCAACAGACACTATGACTGAACTGTATCGCTTGTTCTTATTACTATCTCTCCAACCAAATATTTGACATAAGATAAAATTCTGCCAAGCCATTAATGCGACAGGCTTACCTGTATCGACATTGGGACAAATTTTTGCAAAGTTCATTACCTGCTTACACTTTGTTAAATCATAATAAAAAGGGAAATTATTCGCATTATTTTCAACACGTTTGAGATCCCTTAAATGTCTGTAACAAGCTAATTTAATATTATAACCAGTAGTCCTCTTACCGTTTAAAACTTCGAAACAGTATTTTGTTCCTTCATCTTGATATTTCTTCTGTATATCTGTGAAGTCCTCATTGGAGTACTGCTTCAATAATTGTTTTTCTTTGTCGCTCTGTCTTAATTTTGTTAAGTCCATAACATTAACCACCAAACGTCTTCATCGCTTCATTAATATCTATATTGTTATCCGATTCCGTATTAGCGTTCTGTGAACGTGAATTATAATCGATACCTAAAATCATGCCTAGTGATCTTAAATTTTTTGTAGCTGTATCAGCAACGTTAACGGCTGGATTCTTTTTCAAATTCCCATTTGAATCCTCATATACACTTCCATATTTCTTTATAGCATTAACTGCATCACGATGTTCTTGATATTGCATACAAAACAATTCAAAGTTAGTACTGTCTAAGGATGTAACCATACCTACCTTATTTAATTCAGGAGCCAACTCTTTCCATAATTGTTTTGCATATTTCGGCAAGTGTGCAGGTGGTTTTTCATCAAGCTCATTTAATTTCTTATTTTCCTCTATTAGGGCCTCTTTATTCTTGTTCTGCTCTGGATGCTTTGGATCTACTACTGCTAAATTGCGCTTCCGCCCTGCATTTGGTTGCTTCATATCATCACCTCCTAGGTAAAAACTTTTGATTTTGGGGTTATTTTTTTAGCTCATGCCCACTGTGCGAGCTGTCTCCCATGCGACAGTAGGCGGGGGCTATTTTGAAAAATTAGGCAAATCATAAATATTTTTTAATAAAATATCTGTCTTAACTTTTTGGTTATCATTTCTATAACCAGTCTTATAAAATCCTTGTTCCCATTCCGTCTTTCGTCTATGGCATGAATAACAAATCGTTGACAGATTATCTACATCAGTTATCAAATCTGGAGCAACTTGACCTGGCACAATGTGATCTACCGTCTTGCTGGGTCTAATGATGCCGAACCTTAGGCAATACTGGCATAAGTAATTGTCCCTCGTTAATACATACTCACGTATCTTCTTCCATTGCTTTGAATGATAGAACGACTCACGTTGTCTTCGTTCTTCTGATTGACTACGTACTTGCTTGTTATAAGACTTGGTATGTCTCTTGATATGTTTACGTTGTTCTTCCTTACGTTGCTCATAGAGTTGTATATCGCTCTTATGGGCATCACAGAATACTTGTTCACGTGGTACTAATGTATGGCAACCAAGATGTTTACATCTACTCACCAACATTGGCAATACCATCGATGACACCAACAATAAGACTTAACACTACTTTAAGTATGATTGGTAAGAAGACTAACCACCATGACCACGTGATGAATGATAGCAGCTTAGCAACCACAAAGATGAGAGTGAGTAGTTCTAGAAAACCTAAGCCTGTTGATTTAGTTTTATTGTTATTGTTCATTTGTTTTCCTCCAATAAAAAAGCACCGCTATAATTAGCGATGCAAAATAAAAAGCACTACCGGTTAAGGTAATGCTCTATGATTAATAGTGAGTGTTACCTTGAGAAAGGTTAATATGAGCGTGTATCAAGCTTTAATGTTGATGATTTCATTTTCAACATTAACAGTTATCATACTAAAATTTAATCAAAAAAAATAACCGTCTCTTAACTTTGACAGGTTAAACAGTTATTTTTAGTTATACCTAAGTCACCGTCTTTAACGGGCTACCAGCCAATACCTATTCCACTAGGTGTTGACTTTTTATTTACAACATTATTATGTAGTAAAGCAATAAATTAATCAAGTAATTTGGGTATTAATATCATAGGGTAAATAAAAAGCCACCCTGTTTAGAGTGACTTAGTTAATACTGGGATGGCAGGAATCGAACCTGCATACTTGCTAGCGTATAGTATATCCACACCACTGGATACATCCCACCGAGGAGGATTCTATGAATAAGGGATGGATATACTCCCGGTATGTATATCCAATGAGGATCAGTGGAATCGAACCACTGTCGTACGCCAGTATCCCCACAATGCCATGCCGTTATCATAAGCAGGCATTAATAGCGTTGAGCTAGATTTTAACGTGTTTACTCACGTTGTCGTTTTTTTAAAGATCGTTCTGCAGTTAGAGACAGGCTGTCTTTGTGTTAAATTAATATATTTTATTTAGCCAGTATTAGCTATCCTTTAGCCTTTGGCTATACTACTAATTTACCACTTTTAAAACCCTAAAAAGTGCCAAGATCGTGCCAAATTTCTAAGGTTCATAAATATCTAGTTCATGAGCAAGTTTCAATAGAAAATCACTCTTTAAACGTTTAACGGTTCTAACTGAGCAATTAACAATATGATTGAATGCCAATCCTTCAACTGTATACTCACGATATTTCTTGAAATACAACTCTTTAATAATTATTTGTGTATCAGTATCTGACTCAAAAAAACATTTTTCGATTGCTGATTTTTCACGTTCAAGACTTTTAAGACGACGATCAGCGTCAATCGTAATCATCATTTGTTCTTGTGGCTTAGAAATCTTAGATGACTTACCACCACCTACATTTCCATCTTCCTCACGATGTGGAATCATTAACTCCCGTTTGCGGTTCTTAATATAAGCTTCTAAGTCTGGATAATCTCTTAAGATTGCCTCTACTCTAATACGAATATCAGTCCTAATCTTTATGTCTGATCTAATGATGCTCACCCTTCCCATTATTAACGCTCGAATTTCACTTAATCTATTTTGCTTCCATTCATTAGTCTTCTACTTTTTTTCTAGCATTAGTCCATATGCTGAGCTAATTGTCTAATCCAACATCAATCTCATATTTATAGCCATTTTTCAATATTATCTGATTGTCTGAAATTATGGCAATTGGCTCTGAATCATTATTTACAATCACTATATTCTGCCAATTCTTAATTGAATTGGTCTTTTTTTTATCAATATTCTTCATTGTCTGCCTCCACTAGCATTGGTTCGTATGCTGGGTTAATCGATAACCACCACTTTTTGGTATTTTTATAAGGTATCTTTGCTCCAGATTGCCCCCAGAATAAACCAATCCTTTTTATACTGTAATAGATATACTGGTCTGTAACTTTATCATGAACAACATACTCTTTCTCTGGAAAAATAGCAGTTCCCATTACCACATTATTAATATCTGCCATGAAATTAAATTCGTCTTCATGCTCAATTGCATTATATTTTGCCTGCAATTTTATGAACATATCATCGTCATTTTCCGAGTCTACCACTAGCCATACTGCGGTCATTGGACTAGCACAAACTTTGCTAAGTTCTTTTAATTCCTTTAATTCGTCTGCCGTGTAATCTAATTTTAATTTATATTTCATTATTACCCTCCAATTTATCGTCTTCTACCTCTTCCATAAATGGCACAAATTTTGGATCAATAGCTGTAACTCTAATTCTCATTCGAGCTATTTCATCATCAATAGTTTGGTAATCCTCTAACTGTTGCTCTAAATATTTTAATGTTGCTTTCCTTAACTTTTCCATATGTTACCTATCCAACCTCTTTCCCTTCAAACATATCAAGGCAGAAGTAAGTGTCTTTGAGTAGATTTCTAACTTGTTTTAAAGTTAAAAATTTATTCTCTTTCGGAATGGAAACATCATTGCAATTTGTTCCAAGAACGGGAACACCATCAATACCGTCCTTAAATAAATATATATCTTTCCCTGTTTCTTGAGTGAGAGTTGGTTTTAATTTCCAGAGGTACCGTGGATTAAAAAAAACACCGTCACCTCTCCAGTAATCAACCATATCAAAAATCATCTGTTCTGGTATCTGTGATTTCATATATTTATCTTTCAAATACGTTTGGTTCTCTTGATCATATAAAACATCTAAAACATCATCAAAATCATTTTTTTGATTTTTTTGCCATTCAAGTTCTTCAATCTCTTCTTCGGTCCACCCTGTAATAGTTCTCATCTTTTTACCTCCACAGCATATGGGATCAAGCGCCCATCAATTTTTTTGATCTCTTCCATGGTTAAAAATAATGCCGATTTGTTAAATGGTGCAAACCAACCATATACCACGGTCATATTATCAGACGGTTCATATTTACCTAGATACTGGTGAGTTATGTCATTATATATATAGTATTTTTTCTCAGGAAGTTTAGCAGTTCCCATCACCACATTGTTGATATCCGAAATGAACGCATATTCTTCATCACGATCTAAGTTTTCAGACATGAGGTTAAGATAATAATATTTTTGTTGAACAATTGCACTAATCACATGCATTGGTGATGCTTTGCGGGCGCCCTCCTTACTTATTTGTTTTAATTCGTTTAATTCGTTTTTCGTATAGTCTATGTTTAATTTATTTTTCATTCTTCTTCACCCTTTCCCCATCTATTCCAATATCCTTGATTGGTATTCTTATCAACTTGAATAGAATTTTTGCGAATTGACAAGAGTAAATTATGCAAGTTAGCGCCGTGATCTTTACCTTCTAAAATTTCAATTGCTTGTTTCATTTCTAAAATTAGCAATTGATTGCGTTCACTTTTTTTATTCTTCTACTTCCTCCAATCCATCTAGTGTCAGGATATGCAACCAAAATTCTGGACGTATACAGTCCTCGGATAATTCAATCGGTCTACCAACTAATGCATAACCCGTTGTATATGGCAGTAAGTAGCCGTAAATATATCCGTCATGAAAATACGGGTCTGATTTGTCTAGCCAATACAAGTCATCTATATCTTCATCAGTTAGTTTTAATCTGTATTCTTGCGGTTTAATCATTCTTCCACCTCCAACTTTCTGCCACACATAGGACAGTAATTAATAGGAGTTGTAAAGCGTTCCCAATTCATGCACTCATTTTCAACCCGATCAGTGATTATATTTTCATCTATAACCACTGAAGTGTAATTAATGTCAGATGAATCATCAGAAACAATACCAAAAGGCTTTGAGTTCATTGGGTCACAATACTCACATGTTTCTAGTTGCAATTCCGCAATAGCCTCATCACAAGCTTCCATACCTCTTTTATATTCACCGCTAGTCTTCAAAAGATTCTTTGATATAACTTCACGGGCAATTTGCATTGATTCAACTGCACTATTTTCCATTGATTCGTTCCCTTCTTAATTGTTCAATTTTTTCTTGTTTCAATCTCCGCTTTTTATCGACTGATTTTTGATAGGTCTTTGCCCGCCGTACACGTTTCCAAGCAATATCATTGATCAATTTAAATCGCATAGCCTTATCAAATTCAGTTTTGTTGATTTCATACAAATCAATGATTGTACGTTTTGGCGTGCCACTGTCTAATTCTTTTTGTATGTAATCCCATCTGAAATTTTTTGCTCGTTCACTCATTTCATTTCCAATGCGATCTTCCGCCCTAATCTTCATCAATGTTGGGTGCGTGTCTGGCACGTTTCGCATATTTCCAAATTCTTCTTCTAATTCGATTACCCATTCAACAATTTTGTTCATGAATTAACTAGAACGGCAAACTAATATCAATTAATAATTCGTTCTTTTCCCTTTCCGTCAAGTGTCGTCTTGCTAATGCTAATTCATTTGGTAATTGCATCTCATGCTTGATTACATATGCAATAGTTTTTTCTATGCTGTGTTGTTGATCTTCAAAAATCCTAGACATATGTTCTTTGTAAATACTTTTAAAGTTCAAGTTGGTTTCTCCTTTCAAAGGCTTGTTTATCTCTGTTGATACGTTCCATTTGCTTGCATAATTCTTCATCGCTGATCCGTAATGCATCGGCAATTTCAATATTTGTGTATTCATTCAATTTCATTTGGTAAATTGCCAAGGGAATGTTTTTCATGCGGTCGGTTTTCCTTTGTGTGGCGGTGTCAATGGTTGCATTACATTCTCAATTTCAACAATTGGAATACCTGTATCTGTTTTTAAGATGTTGTCTGTTTCATCAAAAAATATTTGTCCATCAACAACCGTTATTTTTTGGGGCAACTCGATTTTTCTTTCTTTATCTTTCTTCATGTCGTTCACCTAAAAAGGTAAATCATCATCTTTCACTTCGCTTTGTGCAGATGCTTGGAATGGGTCATTTTGCCCTTGTGCGCCGTTTTGGCTGTTGTTTGCACTATTACCCCAATTAGAACCACTTTGACCGCTAGTGCTATCTTTTTTTGATTCTAGGAACGTGAATTGATCAGCAACCACTTCTGTAACATATACGGTTGTACCTTCCTTATTCTTATATGTCCGTGTTTGAATCCGTCCATCAATCCCGACCAATGAACCCTTATCAACGTATCTAGTGAAATTCTCTGCTGCCTTGCGCCACATAACGCAATTAATAAAATCGGCTTGCCGTTCTCCATTTGAATCTTTAAATGCACGATTTACCGCCACCGTGAATTGTGTAACTGCGATACCACTTTGTGTGTATTTAAGATCTGGTCTTTTTGTTAAACGTCCTGTAATCACTGCTCTATTAATCATCTGAATCACGTCCTTTTTGTATTTGGTTGGCTGTTTTTACAATCAAAGCTAATTCATCAAGTGTTATCGGTTTCCCAGTGTGTAGAAAAAACGCACTGTCGTAAACTTCTTCAATAAAACGTTGGCTTTCATCAACTGTTAATTTTTTCAATTGTTACCTCCACCCTTGGTTGTTCGTCATAATCCTTTGTTGCGTGGATCTCAACAATTTGCCCGTCATCAAACCATGCTTTTTTTAAACCGTCTAAAACCGCCTTTGTGTAATTATCGATATCGGGTTTAAGTGCAGGTTTAACTATTTGCATTGCTCTTCTTCCATGTTCCTTTTTGGAAATCGATTTTTGTATTCCACGGTAAAAATGCAATTCCACTTTTAACGGTTCGCCACGATCGAAAATTTGTTTGTTGTCAAAATTCTTTCGATAAAGTTCTTCAATGCTTTTTTTGTACTTAGCATATTTAGCCTCATTGTAGGTTTTGCCATTTCTGGTGAACCTCGGACGGCTTGCGGGTACTGGCTCGGTGTTAATCGTTAATTTGATCTTTTTGATTCTAATAAGCCCCCATTTTTCTATTTGCTATTTCTAGTTTTGTACTTAATGTTTCACTAACTGATTTTGATAATTCCATCAATTCTTGTAAATCTTGTTCAAGCGATTCATCACGGTAATAACTCATCGTGTCTTTTGGTAATTGTTTAATTGTTTGATACTGCAACATTGAATATGTGGCAATCGTGATTGCCCTATTCCTTGCTGCCTGCAATTCTCTAATTGCGTACACTGGTGTATTTTCTTCAAATTCGGGGTATCTATTAAGTTCAATTGTTTTCATTTCTTTTAGATTCATGTTGTTCACTCCTTAAATATCTCTCATATCTTGACCATCAAACACGATGGCATTTTCTCTTTTTTTAGTAAGTAATCGACTAGCGATCTTTCCGTTGTACATTCTTAATAATTCTTCACCAGTGTTATTGGTGGTAATGATATTCGCTTTGTTTTTGCGGTAATCAGCAATCCGAAATAATACTTCTTGTGTAAATCTCGTTGCAGGTTGTATATCCTTACCCGATGCGAAACTTGTTTCACTGCCTAAATCATCAAGCACTAACACATCGCATTTTTGAATACATTTTTCGATTCGGTAAACGTCATGTTTTTCAATGTTGAACTTATCTGTAACGGCTTGGCGTTCTAAATTGATTAACATTTCAGCGCTGACAAACAAACAAGTAATGTCGGTATCAAGCGACTTTAATCCGTTCAAAATGCTAACTGCCAACATGGTTTTACCTCTTCCGGCTTTACCAGTGAATAGGTAGTTCGATGTATTGCCTTTATATATTTCATTTGCGATATTTCGAGCCTGTAAGAGTTCTTGTTCTTGCTCCGGTGTATCTGTATCAAAGTCATCAAAAACGCTTTTCAGATCATCAATATCACTAACAAGCGAACTGTTAAACATTCGATACTTTTCTTGTGCCTTATATCTTTTGGTTATGTTAATCTCGTCTTGTTTTCGCCGTTCGTCCATGTCGATATTCTTCAAGTTACCCCAATCAACGTTGATGTCTTTTTTTTTGAGGTCTGCCAACAGTTCACTCATGATTGTTCCTAAGTTTTCCATTTCGCCCTCCTAGTATGGTAATTTGTCCGATTCATCAACAGAGTATGGTTCATTCTTGGTCTTCGGTTTTTGTTCTGCCTTTACATTGCTTAATGTGAACAAGCTGTGATCCAACCAGTTCTTTAAAATCCCATCTGCATAATTCCAAGACAGCTTATTGCTAAGGGCTGCCTTTTCAATTGCGAGTCGAACAATCTCATTGGCTTCAATTTCATTAGTTCCTTGATTAACGAAGTCATTGATTCGATATTCTATGTTTTGCTGCACTAATGGATTTAGTACCCCAATGTTTTGTTGATACACTGTAAGAGTTTTTTGAAAAGTAACAGCAGGTGACTCTATTTCTTTACTCTGCTTTTCTTTACTTTCCTTTTCTTTACTTTCCTTTACTTTACTTTGTGTACTTCCGACGTCGGAAACTGGGGTTACTGACGTCGATAATTCAACAGCGTCTGGGTTTCCGGTGTCGGAAACAGGGTTATCGACACCGGAAACCCCGTTGTCATTTTTACTAGGGTTTAATAAATCGAAATCTTTTCGAATCGTATTGTTTGTTTTTTTGTAACTGGCTTGCTTATATCTGTTTTGAATTCCAGTCGAAGTCAGTATTTTGTATTTGGTAAATAGTAGTTGATCAAAAAATTTTATCTCTAATGCTTTTTGAACTACCTTATCAACTAGTTCTTCAGTTGTATCGATGTCTTCAGCAATTAGAAAACGCGTATCATCATCAAAATATAAAAAATATCCCTCATCTTGATAAACATATCCGAGAATACAAATGATTACCGTTGGTGCGGCACTTCCACAAGCTCGAATTACTTTTCTAATTTTTATATCCTGAAGAAAACTGACATCTAATGGGAAGTAATCAAGCCCTTTCTTAATTGGTCTTGCCATCTCGCCCTCCTAACTAATAAGGTTTTCCATGCTTGTAATTTCCCCTAGTGTTGCAGTTTTTCGACAATAAGCACATTTACCACAACGTATTGGTACTTCAAATCCGCTCTTTACTTTTTCAAATCTTGGTTGAAGTGTTTCAATCTCTTCTTGGGCCTCTGCTAGTCGCTTCTTAGGAATCGAGATAACAGCCTTTGCGGGTATTTCTTGTTTACTTACTGCAATAATATAAGGTGTACACATGACTCCATATTGTTGATAAATTAATTGCTGGTATACATACATTTGCAACGGATAATTATATTCGTCCATAAATGATTGCCACATATGTTTTTCTTCGTTCCAATATTTACGGTCTATTTCCCTAGTTGTTTTTAAATCAAGAAATATTTTGCGGTCTAGGTTCAAACAATCAATTTTGCCTTTCCAATTAACGCCTTCAATTTGGCCTTTAACGATTGCCTCTTTCTTACCCTGATAAAGATTATTGAACATTGGATCATCAGCAAGCGTTGCAATCATTGAGTCAGCAATCTGATAGTCTTTTAACAGTGTGCCCCGCTTTGTGAACATGTCACTTTCGTGTTGTTTAATGAAATTCTCGTGAGCCGTATGACTTTCAAAGTAAGAATGCAAGTAATTGCCAACCAATAGAGCTTTTTGGTTTATATCTGGTTTGTATATATCATTTAGCTGTGCCACGGTTGCGGTCTCACATTTTTCAAAGTTCTTGAAAAAAGTTGTCGATTGATAATACCTATCTGATTCAATTGAATAATATGTTTCTTTATTCAGAGTCTTTTGAATTGGTGGTCGAGTCATTGACATTTACCTCCGTTGCATTTCCATTGATCAGCTGACTAACATCAGTTGCGGGCTCTTTTTCTTGTGCTTCAATATCTTTGATGTCGTTTGTGCTGATTGTTGTTGCCTGCTCGTCGCTTTCGTATGCTTTTTGCATTTCCACGCTCATTGGTCCCCATTTACTGATTAAGTTTCTTAGAACCGTTTTGAGCGCCATTGCGTCGAAATTAGTTGCCCAAACACCACTCGGTTTTGACTTTCCACTCATTTTTGAAAAATTTTGTCTGTGGTCATCAATTTGTTTACGTGTCCAATACACAGTTTTTTCAAAGCCACTAGTTAACTCAAAGTAACCAACGTATCCAACGGGTTTTTCAGAGGAATCACGATCCTTAAAATGAGGTTCATAATCCAATTGCTCGGTTAACGGGTTGTAACTTTGAAACTCGTCTTCATAAACTGCGACGGCGTTCAAATGTTTGTACTGTCCGGTTCGCTGTGCCAATTGGATATATCCTTTGTAACCCATCTGAGGTTGTGCCTTACCGCCATATGGAACTAACCACATGTATCCTAAGTCTTGATTAATTGGCAAATCTAAACTGGCTGCCACCATAGCGGAGGCAACAACGCTCATTTGATCAACATTCTTCAAAGATTGATTACTATTCACAACATTAATAAGCGATGTAACAAATTGAGCTGATTTGTTACCTAAAACAGATTCAAATTTTTCAACGATTTTTGGTTCTTTTACTAATGTCTGGATTGGTAATTTTGCTAAATTGTTTACCATTTTTTTATCCCCTTTTTCTTATTGTGTTAAAATGTATATATGATTTTTTTGAAGTATTCTGGTCCTTTGCCATTGCCGTGGCAAGGGACTTTTTTTGTTCTTCATATAATTCGTTTATATCTTTTGTCGGAACTCGTATGAAACCCCATCGACCGACTTTGACAACTCGAGGGTATTTATTTGAACAGCATTTTGTAATTCCTCCGTATGCAAGACCGGTCTTTGCGGCAGCGTCCGTACAATTATAAAAAATACCTTGTATAGTTCCGTTCTCGTCAAACCATACTATTGAAGTATCTTTTACTGAATAATCAAGTTGATACGGTTTGCGACGTCTGGAATTCTCTCCAATTGTTATCCATTCTAAATTTGTTGCTCTGTTATCAAATTCATTTCCATTCAAGTGATCCACAACTAGAGAAATATTCGACTTTGGCTTGTGGCAAAATAACTCTGCAACTAGTCGATGGACGTCATACGTCTTTATCCTGCCTTTTCCATCTTTAAATGTCGTTTTTAAATACAACGTTCTTGGACCGGGTTTCGATAACTTTCTGATTCTTCCTGTTTCAGAGTTCCGTACACGTCCAAAATTTGAAACTTCATAGCGTTCAAACTCCGGAACTTGTTTCCAATGTTCCATCGATTACCACCTATTTTCTTGCTCGTTTGTTTCTTTTGTTTGGGTTAATGATCCATATGCAGATTCGTTCTGTAACCATTCATCAAAACCGTCCATTGCTGTCACTCCTTTTCCTTAAATGATTCCAAAGGAACATTCAACACTTCTGAAATTTTTACAATTGTATTGAAACTTGGCTGTTTGATTTGTTCATTAATCATTGCGTGTAATGTTGATTCAGGAATGCTGGTTATCCTGGATAATTTTCGTATTGAAATGTTCTTTTCATTCAAAATTTTTTTTAATTCTTTCATACAACATATTGTGTCCTTTCTGTTGTCGTCTACATCATCATGTAGTAAAATTGTTAATGGATATTGCCTCATCATATGGTGACATGTGATCGTAACTGGGTGAATTCAGGGGAAACCTAAGTCATGAAGATAGGGCAATCCTGAGCCAAGCCGAAATAACCTGACTAATTTCGGAAGGTGCAACGCATAGACAGTGAGTTGGTAGCAATAACCTGTCCACGAGCGCCCAGCATCTCACGTAGATGAAGATGTATGCTGAACTATATAGAAATATATAGAAAATAAGATAAAAAACTTAGTGATAACAAATTGACTGCCAAAGCATTACAAAGCACAATCGGTATTAATTCAAATCTTACAAAAGCTTTAACTGGTTTCAACGCACCAACTGTTAAGATTAGTCCACTTTCTTCAGAAGTGACTGACGCGATTACCAACCAAACAAAAGCAATTGCAAACGTAACAAATAATTTGAAAGTTGGTACATCATTGAGCAAAGAATTATCAGGTAAAAATCCGTTAAACACCTCCGGGTGTTTATTTTTTTAGCTTTCAATAAAAGCCGTTCATTGCTGTCACTCCTTTTTTATTTCATTAAGATGAAAAATTCAGAAACTATCATTCCCATAACAAACCAAAATAGCAGTGTGAAAATCTTTTCTTTCTTACTCATTCGATCACGCCCCCTTAAACTTTACGTCAGGTTTAAAATTTTGAATTTTACACAATGACTGGTTAAGTTGTTCATTTAACTTTCGGGCTTTTTCTATTTCATTTTTCAATTCCTCAAGATTGGTTATTTCAAAATCAATTTCCTTCATAATTAACACCTCCGGTTTTTTTCTGACAAGATATTTAGTTGGCCCACATTGCAGTCAATAAAGATATGGTTGAGATGATCAATGCAATAATTGGTAATGATAAATTAAAAAAGAAAGCAACCATTGCAATTACTGAGACAATTACTATTGAAACAACTAGCGAAACTAATAACTCCATCCCATAACACCTCCGGGTGTTTATTTTTTTGTCTTCGAGTAAATATTTGTTCTGAAATTCTCGTTTCCTGCTGTGTCTTCTTTTTCAAATCCATAAAAATCAGTCGTGTTTTTCAATATTCCCTTTAACGTTTTAAATTTAATAAATAGATATGTCGCAACGCTTGAAAATATTGCTGTGAACATTGCGTCAAAAATAATTGTTTCAATTGCTAATTTCATGATTCCCTCCAATTTTTACTGTTCCCACGGTCTTTTAAATTAATTTTGTAAAATGAATTCGTCTAATTCTGGTTTGTAATAAAGCGTTATTCCTTTGATAGTATGTTTTGGCAAACCTTCCAAAATGAACTTATCAAAAGTGTTATTTTAAACGTTTAGGTACTTTACTGCCTCGTATTTCTTCATATATGGTTTGGCAATCAGTCCGTTATCTTTTTTAAAGTCGTCAACAGCTTTTCCAACCACTCCATAAACTGATTTCATCAATTCGTGTTCTTGCTGTTCGGTCAAAGTTATTTCCATCATTCGGCCTCCTGTTTGATATACTCTCCTTAGAAAGGAAGTGTTGATAATGAGTAAATCTGGTATAAACTTTTCTGGTCTGAAAAAATTTGAAAAATCTATAAAAAACTTAGACACAGAACAAGTTTTTCTTGATGGTTTAAAGAGGGCACATAATGAATTTGAATGTGTTAATTGTGGCAAAAAGTTTGAAGTTCATTCTCCACAATTTGAATGTCCTCAGTGCCACACCACTTATGACTATAAGATCAAGAAGAACTAGATTTTTTGAGCCAGCTCATCTACCAATGAGTTGGCTTTTTCTAATTTTTCAATCAATTTATCTACTTTTTTACATAATCTATCTAATGTAGCTTCTGTTTCTGACGCATCAATTTGTATTGTTTCTTTAATCACGTTTTTCACCTTCTTGTTTGTAGTATTTCTTCATTACTTCTAGTGCTGCTATTGATTCGTCGATTAACTCGACATTGGTTGATTCTCGTTTGCGATTGAGATTAAAGATTGGTAAACCTTTAAATAGTGCATCTATGTTCTCGCCTACAATCTCCTGTGCTGTCGAAAAATTCTCGTACGTCACCTTCATAATCATTCCTCCTATCTAGAAATAACTGAGTTATTTTCCAGAAACTTATTAATAAAATATTGTTGGCCCTTACCAGTAACTTTTGGAGTTTTTGTTACTACCGTGACTCCGTCTGAATTAACATGGCTTGACTCTTTAATCTTGAATAAGCCTAAGTCCATCGATTTTTGAGTTGGAGAATTATAATCTGCGCCTTTGCGTTTGATTAAGTACCCGTTGTCTCTCATCCACTGGAATAAACGTCTTGCACCAGTATCAACACCATTACCTTTGATGATTTTGGCAAGATCACCAACTAAGATAGTGGTATGTGATGTTGCTACCGAATCTGCAAATATTGCCTTAGGTTTCATCACTTCTAACTGTTCCTGTTGGTCTGCCGCCAAACGTAAAGCTTCAGCCATTGTCGATGGAATTTTGAAACCACCTGTTTTGATTTGTTCTTCCATCTTGTTAAAAGCTTCAATGTATTTTAATTTGAAACCATCAGCTTTAGCTCCGGTAAATCCCATTGCGATAAAAGTGAAACCATCTCTGTTCATGTAGTACATTTTGTTTTGTTTACCGCTTTTGTCTTTGTAAGTGCCTTCCACAAACATAGTCTTGTACTGAGCCGAATTTTCGGCTGAGTCAATTTTCTTATTGATTGCTTCTAAAACATGTCTATGACTTTTCCCAAAATTCTCTGCAACTTGCAGACTACTAGTTACTGCTTGTTGGTCCTTCATAATTACTAAGTTGTTCATTTTTTATTTTTCCCTTCTTTCCTATAGGTTTAAAACTCGTGCAACTTGTTCACGTAATTCACGTGACTTGGGTGTCATGTCGCCTTTGATCGCACGATTAAGTTGTTGTGGATTAGCGTCAATTTCATCTGCTAATTCGCGTTGGGTCATATGATTCTTAAGAAGTGCAATCTTGATAGAGCTCTCAACTTCATAAGCAGCCTCCGCATATTTTTCTTCTGTCATTTAAATACTCCTTTCTGTTATTTATTTATCAAGTTGTTGACAGTAATCACACAGTTGTGTACTATAAAGGCATAGCAAATAAACCCTTATTAACGTTTGTTGATTCCTGCTCGCCAAAGCTTATCAACAACCGCTTGTGTTTTTGTTGCTCAATTACTTGATGAATTAATAATAACACAGTTGTGTAATTTGTAAATACTTTTGTGTAATTTTACTGTATTGTTTTTTCATCAAACGTGGAGAATGACCGATATGACAACGTTTGAAAGAATTAAAAAAGTTTCTAAAGAAAGAGGACTTACTTTAAAACAAGTCGCTGAAAAATCTGGAATGAGTACCAACGCTATTTATAGGTACAATCAAGGAGTAAATCCTAAGTACGATTCATTGAGAGCAATCGCAAATACTTTAGGTGTGACCGTTGAATATCTTACTGGTGAGACATCTGATACCGATAAGAAAAAACAAGTTGACCTTGCCGATAATGATGTGATTATGACGTTTGAAGGACGTCCAATACCACCTGAAGATATTGAATTAATGAAACGCTTATTGCGTGGAGGGGAAAAGAATGATTAATGACATAATGGCTTCTTTAATGAATAAAGCCATGGACTTTGGCTATAGTGTCATAGTCGATAATAGATTTTCTAGCCGTACACCATCTGCTGTTAATCCGTATACAAAAACAATCGTAGTTAACGGAAGTTGGCACGACCCAGAACAATTGCCATTTCAATTGGCACATGAGATGGGGCATCTTATAAATAAAGATGATTCCAATTGTTTGTACTTCTCTCCTTCTAAATACGGAATTGAAGGACGAGCAAATGTACAGGCAATCAAATTATTGTTGCCCTATTATACGTATGAAAAACGGATAGAAGAATTTAACAGTATTGATTTTATGAGAGCATTTAAAATACCACAGTATTTAGAATCAGTTGTTAATGAAGAATTTTACAAGAATTATTAATTTTAAGTCCAAACACTGATCGACTATAAAAGCTGACTATTGCGGATTATAAATGAAAACAAGAGGTGTACTATACGCAACGGCTTCACTAGCAGCAATCGCATTATTTGCAACTGGTTGTTCTAGTAACAACGACAGTAAGGACTCATCGAGTAAAAATAATGAAAAGACCGAAAAAGTGACAAAGGCCAAAAACAAAGATGTATCCAATAATAAGTGGAGCTACAAAAATGATGTCTTTGACGCTGGAAACCTTACATATAAGTTTACCAAGTCTGAAATTATGGACTCCGTAACGGACGGCAAACAAGTACTCGTTCTTTATACTGATGTGACAAACAACTCTAAAAAAGAACAAGACCCCTCAAATATCTATATGGTTGTTCACGCCTACCAAAAAACTGATACGGCAAACAAACAACTTGATCCCGGAATTGTTGCGTTAGACGAAAACGCAAATAGCCCTCTTCAAACACAAGAGGACGCAATGAATGATAAATTGCTACCAAAGAAAACGACACAAGGAGTTGTATTATTTGAATTAGAAAACACAAATAAAGTAACAGTTAAATTTTCTAATTCTGATTTCAAGAATATTGGATCAAAAACTTATAGTGTTCAATAGCATTTAATTATTCATGTCGTTTCTTCCCTGTTCCCACGGCGGGAGATTAAAATATGACGAAAATAAAAAAATACACAAAAAAAGACGGATCAACCGCCTACAAATTTAATATTTATTTAGGTATTGATCCGAAAACCGGAAAGAGCAAAAGAACAAATCGACATTTTGCAACTCTCAAAGAAGCAAAAGTTGAATTAAAAAAACTAGAGTATCAAGCGACACAAGGAATTATAGAACATAAAGAACCTAATTTGACCTTTAATGAAGTTTATAATGAATGGTTTGAGGGGTATGTTAATACCGTTCGTGAAAGTACGTGGTACAAAAAGAAAAAGATTTTTGAAAATCACATATTACCGGCATTTGGCAAATATCGAATTAGATCAATCACTACTGCTCAAATACAAAGTGAGCTAAACAAATGGTTTAAGTCGACTACCAACAATTTCAAACCTTGGTTTTATTACACCAGTGCTATTTTCAAATATGCTATTCAGCAACAGTACATTACTGACAACCCAGCTAAAAGAGTTATCATGCCACGAAAAACTGAACATATTGAAAAAGAACCAAACTTTTGGAATAAAGATGAGTTGAAAACCTTTTTCGATTTTATTGATTCAAAAAAAGAGTTAGAACGTTACACATTGTTTAGAATACTTGCATTCACTGGTATTAGACGTGGTGAATGTTTAGCATTAACGTGGAATGACTTTAACAACACCGAAAACATTTTGCAAATCAACAAAACACTGACGCAAGGTATTGGAGGAAAGCAAATAATTCAAGACACAAAGACAATTAAGGGAACTCGTACCATTCCCCTAGATACAACCACAATTAAATATTTAAACCTCTGGAGAATTCAGGATCGCAAGGAATTGTTGAAAATGGGTTTTAATATTGGTAAAGGTTCACAGTTAATTTTTCATAGTAATACTAATCACTTTAAATCATTAAATACTCCAAAGAAATGGTTAGATTTAATAATGAAACGTTTGAACAGTGAACAAACTTTATTACACCCAATAACCATACATGGTTTTAGACATTCCTACGCAAGTGCATTGTTTGCCTCAGGAGCAACTATTAAAGAGGCTCAAACATTGTTAGGACATGAGGACGCTCAAACAACATTAAACATATACACTCACGTAACAGCAGATCAAAACAAAGAAGCAACGGAAAAACTGGTTAAGTTCCTGAACTTCTAA